CATTGATTATGTGTGGGATGCTACAGTTCTCGCTAAAGATGGACGTAGAGTTACAATGCGAGCTAACACAATGGAACTTGAAAAAGTTAACGTTGGTGAGCGTGTAATTCGTGCAGCAGCACAAGCAAACCCTACATTTACCAATGCAGGAGCAACATTCTCAAAGGTTGAACTTACTACAAAAAAGATTCGTCTTGATTGGGAAGTATCAACAGAATCACTTGAAGATAACCTAGAAGGTGGAGCTCTTGAAGACCACCTTGTTCGTTTAATGACAACAGCATTTGCAAACGACATTGAAGATCTTGCGATCAACGGTGACGGTTCAACTGCTCCATTCCTTTCAATCATGGATGGTTTCGTAAACAAGGTAACTTCAGGATCAGACGCACACGAATCATTCGTAACCGTTGCAAACAATGAATGGACAACTCCTGTTCTACAGGATATTATCCTTGCAATGCCACGCAAGTACCGTGCAATCAAGAACAATCTAAAGTTCTATGCAGGTACAGATGCATTCCAGGGTATCGTTAAGAACAACGGTACACTTGCTGATGCAATCGCAGAGGCATTTTCTCCAATTGCAGCAGGTACACCTGCTAACCGTCAGAGCTATCTAGATGGTGCAGCACAGACATTCGGTGGAGCACGTACAACACGTGTTCTTGGTGTTGAAGTTCAGGAAGTTCCTTACTACCCTGCAGGTTATGTAGATCTTACATTCCCTCAGAACCGTGTATGGGGATTCCAGAGAGACATCACTGTAAACCGTTTCTACCAACCAAAGAAGGACACAATTGAGTACACAGTATTCGTCCGCTTTGGTCTACAATGGGAAGAGCTTGATGCAGTTGCATTCGCAACAGCAGCAAATAACTCATAATCATTGAAATACTTTATAGGGAGGGTAGCGTAAAAACTACCCTCCTTATTTTCTTTTAGGAGTATATATGTCATATCCAGGAACAAACCCAATAGACCATAATCATTTTGGTAATGGTGCACTTGCATCTTTAGGAACTCCTGGAGTAATAATTATGGGTCCAAACGGACTCCAAGTAAATACTTTAGAAAATCTTCCAGGTGCAAACATGGGAGATACAACAGGACCAAATGCAGTCAATCCTTCTGGAATACCAAATGGTATTCGCTTACCATTACAAAATAATTTTGGTAAATCAAGAAGAAGACGCTAATTCTGGTATAATGGCATAGGAGGATTTAATGTCTATTACTGAAGAACTATCTAAAAAGACTGTTATGGAGATAAAATCCTATGCCAAAAAAAATAATATTGATATTATTGGGGCAAATAAAAAAATAGAAATACTAGAAATTATTGCTAACTGGACTCCAGAAGATGCAGCAGTAGAAGAAAAACAAGATATTGAAGAAGAAATAAAAAATAGCATTGCATTATTTTCAGAAAGAAATATTTTTTGGAGTGGAGTAGGAACTCTAGAAAAAGGATATAACATTGTAACTAAGGAGGAATCCGAAAAATGGGTAACACACAGGTCAGTTCGCATTGCGACACCTCAAGAAGTTGCCTCATACTACGGTAAACAAAAATGATAGTATTAAGACTTCCACCATTTCCTATTGACATTAAATACGATGTCCCAGAAGCAGACACTGACTATTTGTTTACAATTGAAAATTCTATACTTAATCTTAATGTATCAGAAACCATAACTTCTGATCTAGACTCACAAATTACATTTACTTTAACTGGTGATTTTATAAAATATGATGACGATTATTCTGTTCAAATTTATGAAATTAATGAAGATGAAGATGAAGAACAGCATATAGTAGTTGAAGATAATTTAACTGTTATCCGTCCATACGTTAATCCAAACACATTAGGAATTACTGCAACAGAGATTGCAGAAGCAACATACAATGAACGCCTTGCAAGAGCTATTATTGACTCATTGATTGGCACTAAATTTACATTTGAAAAGAAAATACTTGAGGTAGTTGGACAAGGAACAGACTATTTACCAGTTTGGAAACCAATTTACAGCGTCAATCAAGTATATGAAAATGGAAGATTAGTCTATGACATAACTGATACTGTTGATGGCCCAGGACTTGATGGATACAACTATATTGTTACAAAAGACGAAACTTCAATTGTAAAAGTACCAGTAGATTATGACCTAAATGAAACAAAAGATCGTGCAGAAAGAAAACCATTAAAGTACAGAGATGCAGGATCAGACTCATTTTATGCATACGCACCATATGAAAATTATGATAACATGTGGACAAATACAAGAAATCAACCAGCAGCATTTCCTGAAGGTTTTGATTACGTAATTGACTATGATTCAGGATACAAAGTTATTCCAGGTGATATTCGTGATGCCATGAATTTATTAATTGACGATATTAAATGTGGAAAAATGGAACACTACAAGACATACATTTCTGAATATCAAACAGATCAGTTTAGACTTAAGTATGATTCATCAAAGTTTTCTGGTACTGGAAATATTCTTGTTGATATTATTATTGACAAATATATAACAAACGTTAAAACACCTGGGTTCTTATAATGAATACGGTATGCGAAGCTACCGACTTTATGTTTCCAATGTTGGCAGATATTTATTATCCTGTAGTTGAACAAGCTGCTTATGGCAATCTAAAAAAACAATGGGTTCTTGATAGAACAGTTGCATGCTACCTTAGTTCTGGAACTGGAAAAACAAAAGAAGAAATTGTAACTAATGTTAAAATTAATCAAGATATGGTTTTGACTGGAAGAGTTAAATTTGATTTAAGAATATCAACACAAAAAGAAAGACATTCAATGACTAATATTCTTATTACAAATGTAAGGCTTCCAAACTCAGAAACAATATATATGGAAACATCTGGACCTAGATCTGGCCAAGGAACAATATATGAAGTTGCATCACAAGAGCCATTAGTTGGACCAACAAATAATGTTGATTTTTATAAAGTACTTTTGCGTCGCTCAGAAAATCAAGCGGTAAATGTATGATAAGAGTAACAGTTAATTCAAATTTATTTAGAAAAGACATGAGTAATATTATTGATTACTCTCTTGGATTTTTAGACGGTATAAAAAAGGGAAAGTCTAAATTTTTTGAAAACATAGGATCATTAGCCACTGAATCATTAAAGACCTTTATTGATACAAATGCTAAGGTAAATCCAGCTATTCTTCAACATGTTTATGAGTGGTATAGAGTTGGAAGTCCAGAAGCAAGACTATATGATATTTCCTATAAATCCACAGACTCTGGAGTATCATTCTTTTCAACATTTTCTCAATCTTCAACAATAAAAGATGGATCAAATGTCCCATTTTATAATAAAGCAAGAATTATGGAAAATGGAATTCCTGTAATAATTTCTCCAACAACATCAAGTGTTTTAGTTTTTGAAGACAATGGAGAAACTATTTTTACAAAAAAGGATATTGTCATAACAAACCCTGGAGGACCTGCAGCACTTGGTGGATTTGAAAAAACATTTGATTTGTTTTTTACTAAATATTTTTCACAAGCCTTTATTAGGTCAAGTGGAATAAAAGACTATTTAGAAAGTCCAACAGTCTATAAGGCAAACATTAAGGCTGGAAAAAATAATGGTAAGTCTGTTGGAATAAGAACGGGATACCAATGGATAGCACAGGCAGGAGTAGCATAATATGGCAAACGATACATTATTAAATACACCAACACTATGGATTAATAATTACATAAAAGATAAACTATCAGATTATGGATTTGACGGAATACCCTTTTTCCCATCAACACCATCTACAATTGATGATATAACTGAGACACTTACTGAAAATGGAATAATGGCAACATATGACAGACTTTTCAGAATGAACAAAAAAAGCTTTCCACACATAAAGTGTGAACAGATGCTTTATTATTTTTATGCTACACAAAGCACTGTTACTGAAAATCTAGTTCAAGTTACAGAGGGTGTTCAACGCCTACTGGATCGTGGAGATGAGTCAGCACAAGAAGTAAACGACTGGTGCTCAAACAGGCAAATTAATCTTGGAACATCACAAAACCAAAATCTTATTGATAATATATTTTATTTTCACACATTTAAGGTTTATCAGCTTGAAGAGACTAGAGACATAATTGATTTTGGTACAGCCAGAACTTATGGAGGAAACAAAGTTATTGTTGAATTTGACTACCATTTGGCTGACCCAACTGGAACAGTTACTGGATCACTTTGGAAGCCTGAATCCAAGCCAGCCACAAAAATAATCATATAAAATGATGTTATAATTAATTTGAGGAAACACAAACGCCTAACAACTTAATAACCCTATTAATGAAAAAGAGGTGAAATACTATGGCTTATAGTCGTGGAACGTCAACCAATATTATTGTTGGTGCAGCAGCACTGTTTGTGGCAGACACAACACTTGATGCTACTTCACTAACTCCTTTTGTTAACTCAGAAACATTCCGTGAGACACTTGCGGATGATGCTGATTACACAAATGTTGGTTACACAATGAATGGTCTTGAGTTAAATTTCCAACCTGACTTCGGTGAAGTTCAAGTTGATCAAATTCTTGACGTAGCAAAGCTTTACAAGCAGGGCATGCAGGTAAATCTTGCAACAGCTTTTGCTGAAGCAACACTAGAAAACCTTCTTCTAGCTTTGGCTTACTCAGATAGCAAGCTTACAGGAAACAAGAGTACATCTAACGGACGATCACTTGATCTTTCTGCTGGTGATATTGGAGAATGCCCTGTAGAGCGTGGTATTGTTGCAGTAGGTCCAGGAACTGGAGACTGCGTAGACTCAGCTTATGTAGAGCGTGTTTATACAGCATACCGTGCATTGTCAATTGAGAATGTTACAGTATCTGCAAAGCGTGATGAGGCTTCAATGTTTGAAGTATCATTCCGTCTTCTACCAGAAGATGTTTCTGGTTCATATGGTAAGATCGTAGATCGTACTTGGACAGCAGCATCATAATTTAATAATTATACGACTGAGCCCACTTCTTTTGAGGTGGGCTTTGTTGTTTTTGTGATAGAATAGATAAAATGGCCACACAAATATATCACAGAGAAAATGTTTATTTAATTGATGGAACAGAGATAGAAATAACTCCATTAAAAATTAAATACCTAAGAGATTTTATGATTGTTTTTAATCAAATTGAAAACGTATCAGATGATGATGGCGCAATTGATATTTTGTCAAAATGTGTGGGTATATGCATGAAACAATACTATCCATCAATAATAGACTCATTTGAAGACAACATAGAC